GTGGCCTCCGCAACGCTCGATCCCATTGGAGNGGCTGTCGCGCCGCGTTAATGTGTGGCCGTGGGCGAACACGTCAGCCCCAGCGTCAGACAAGGNTTTGAGGTCCGCATANGANGGNTAAATCGTGCCCTGCTCGACCGTGTTTGCAGANCCGCCGCAACCCCATCCGCGGGGCAAATAGTCGTTAAGCGCAGCGGCACGGCCCGACTCATACCACCCGTCGAAAATCGGCGTAATGACTGCACACGGCCAGTCAGGGGAGTAGATACGGTCAATCCAGACATTCACGGCGGCAGTCGATATGGCAGAGATGAAAATCCCGTCGATACCGTCGTAATAGCGTGCATCGCGCCCCCATGCTGCGGNCGAGCCCTGCTTTATGAAGTCCTTGCTTTGCAGGACCAGGGTCCGCCAGACATTGTTCCACCGTGCGGCGTAGGTCGGGTTCGTCATCGCAAACGGACCTTTACCGACGTTGAGGATGCTGCCGAGCCAATAATTCGTCGTGCCAGCGTCCTGAGCTGGCGACAGGTAGAGGCGCGTTACCTTGCTCCAGTCGTCGCACATCACCCGGTAATGCACAGCGCCCGCAGCGCGGCGCGGACGCAATGAGACCCCTTGCTCCGCAGCGGCAGGGAGCGGGAGTCGAGCAGTAACGGCGCCGGCTCCAGAAAACGCCAGCTTGATCGAGCTGCCTGAAAAATCTCCAACGGTCGGATCGTGCGATACGGTCATCACACCCGACACGATCGGCGTCATGCCGATGTGCTCCTGTGGTTGCAGGATCGGCAGATGCGTCGGACGCATCCACGACATCAGTTCGATGAGCCGGTCCCTCGGCAGGCCAGTCGGACGCCCCGACGACGACGAAACGATCGTGCCGCGACGGCGCGATGCAATCCCCCCACCCGGGCTCGTTGTGTAGCGAACCGCGTCATTCGGCTCCCATTCGCCCGCTCCGAGATACCGCCACGACTTGATGGCCGAGTCTGGTGTATCGACGACATCGCCCACATTGTAGGCGGCGGATGAGGACGGCCTCCCGCTGAGTCGTGCGCTGTTGGTCATGTGAGCTCCTTAGATTCCGAAAGTGGTTCGCAGCATCACGCGCGGCCAGACGAACGTCAGCGTGATCCATGCGTTTAGGTTTGCGCGCATGGCGACCTCGACCGCCTGATTCCATCGGCAGTAGTCGATCACCAGCGGGCGGGAGTGCGCCGCCTTCCAGCGGGCAAGGTCAGTCACAGGTGCGAGCACGTTCGTTCTCCGCAAAATTGAGGTGGCGGGCCTGCTTCCAGTTGCACCCCTCGACCATCGGTTTCACCTTGAGGCACTTGTGCGACCAACTCGGATAGATGTACTGGCTGTGCCGGTGCGCGCACTGGCGGCAGGCCATCGGGAGTTCCTGGTAGCTCACGACCGGGCCTCCAGGGCGCGTTGTTTCTCGGCGCTGCCGCGGCTCGAACCGAGCCAATAGGCAATCGCGGTGGCGAACGCGCCGATGATCTGGCCGGTCACGAGGTAGATCACCTCGCTGTTGCTCTCAGGCGTCGGCTGGTACATCAGCGCAGCGATCAAGCCGACAACCATCAGGAACAGCGCCACGGTCAGAATCGCGGGCATCTGGCTGTCCCGGTGCATCGTGCGCGCGTGCTGCGTGTCAGCCATCTCGCCCAGGTAGCGTTGGGTCATCAGCTCGGCCAGGACTTCAGCGTGCCGCAGCTCGATCTCCCGCAGCTTCACAGCCGCCTCTGGGTTGTTTGCCACGGCTTCAGCCACCGCCGCCGCGTTGCGATCAACGCCGAAAGCCGCTGCGATCAGCCCGCCCACGGCTGCACCAGCGGGGCCACCAAGCGCCGCGCCGAGTGCCGGGGTGGTCTTCGCTACGGAGACGGCGAGTTCTTTCCAGTCCATACTCACGTCCCCATCAGGTTGTCAGCGACGCGACGCGCCCAGCCGCGCCCGAATGTCGGCCACGTTTTCAGGTCGGCCAGGAAGCGCAGGCGGTGCCCGTTGAAGCGGGCGGCGAGCTTGTGCGGATCGGCCATGCGAACCGCGAGCAGGGTTTTCGGGCCGATGATTCCGTCGTCTGCGGCGCCGGCTGCCCGCTGAAGCCACTTCGTCGCTTGAGTCGGGTGTGAGTTGTACGCGGCATCGAACAGGTCGAAGCGCACCGCATCCGGCATCTCATCGGCGCGCACCGCGTCCCAGTAGTCCTTGCGCGCGATGCGCTTGGCCTCGGAGAGCGGCAGGTTGCGCATGTCGCCTTCGTAGCCGTTGGCGCGCGCGACGCGCTGCGTGATGCCGTAGCGCGTCGCGCCCCCAGGATCTTTCGGGTGATCGACGAAGCCGCCTTCATGGTCCATCAGCTTCTCGAACGCCCGCTCGAAGTTCACGACAGGATCCCCGTTTTCTTGGCGACGAACATCACTGCCGCACCGGCTGCAGCCCACACTGCGGTCAGTACCCAGCCGTTTGTCTGCTGCTGGATCGGCTGCATGCGCTCCAGGGAACCTATGCGCTGCTCGATGCCGGTCAGCTTCAGGTCGAGCTTGTCGATCTGCTTGAAGGCCCGGCTCAGTGCTTCGTTGGTTTGCATCTGGCGCTCTTCCACGAGGGCGAGGCGGGTGACTGCGGACGCGATCTGGCGCAAGGTCTCTTTCAGCTCTCCGACATCTTCGGAAAGCAGGCCCAGGCGCGTGATGACGACGTTGATATCGGATTCAGGCATCGTGGCGCCCCCCCGTTTTTGCGGAACCGGCTTGCCTTGGGAGCGTGATCCGGACTTGCTCCGGCGCGTCGATCACCAGTCGGGCGATCTGGCCCGACTTGCGCTCGAGCCGCACGGTTGTGTCGCCGATCGTGATGGTTTGGCTGGGCTTGATGTCTGCGGTGAGTTTCGGCATGGCGTCGGCTGTGTCGTGCGTATTGCGCGCAGTCTTGCTGCCAGCTAGGCAACCATCCAGCCCTACAGGGGGCGGGCATCTACCACGCGACGATGCGGTGCGTTTCGTCGTTGCGCGTGTCGGCGCGGAGATCGGCGTCCGGTCGCGCGCCGAAATAGCGGGCGAACTCTGCTTCTGCGGCTTGCGACTTGCCAGGGTTGAACGTTTCCGCATCCGGCAGCGAGTAGCCGACGTGCAGCGCCCACTGAACGAGGTGGATGTGATGCGCGAGCGGGATGCCGGGCTCTTCGTCGTCGGCCACCATCGGCTCAGGCAGCCGGTAGCCTTCGATGAGCACGGCACCAGCGGCGATCGGCGGCGGCACGACCTCGAGCGCCTGGCGGTCCTGCACCAGATAGTCCGGCTCGGCTGCGGGCATCGCGCGCCACCCGGGCAGCGTCGTGTCCATCCATTCGCGGCTCACCAACTTGAGCGGCCGACGCTCGCCGCCTGCGTTCCACTCCTGGTGGCTGATCTCGTAGAGCTGATCGGGCACGGTGATGGCAGTCTCGCCGGCCGCCAGGGTGTATTCGCACAGCGCGGGGTGCGAGGCCGGCGTCGCGCGCAGCAGTCGAGCCCGAATCGCGGCCTCCTGCTGGGCCTCGTTGAGCCAGTCATCGATGTCCTCGTCCTGCCACAGATACGGGGTCTCAGTATCTTGCGCCAGGAGTCGGACACGACGTCGCAGAGCTTCGCGGCGCATGTCAGCGCGCTCCGAACTGCTCGATCAGGCTCACGACCTCGCCGCGCAGCGTGTCCAGGCCGCGGCGCTTGTCGAGGTGGACCTCGTACTTGAGCGCATAGGCTTCGAGCGCGCCCTTGTCCATCGTGTCGACCAGCATCAGCATGGCCTCGGTCTCGTTGCGCTCGTCGTGTTCGCGCTGCTGCTGGGCGGCAATGGCGGCCTCGGCGTCGCCGGGCTGCTCGGTGAGGTCCGCTTCATCTGCGCGGGTGAATTCGGCAAAGCGCAGGAGCGTCTTGGCGTCGCGCTCGGGCACGCGCTTGGCGTCGCCGGGCTCCCACTCGTTGCGCAGCGGCGTGCGGTCGCGGTAGCGCTTACGGCCCTGGTACTTCACGGCGATGAGTTGCATGCTGTCCTCTCGTGTAATCGGCCAGCCGGGGCGAGCCCAGCCGGCCGATTCATGGCAGTTACGCCACGCCTTCGTTGATGGCGAAGACGATGATTTCCAGCTCCGACGCCTTGGCGTTGGCTGCGACCGCGGTGGTCAGGGTCAGCCATGCCTCTTTCGGCAGAGTCACGCTGGCGTTGCTGGTCGCATTGCGGTAGCGGCCGGCGGTCGCAACCGTGATGCCGGTGCCGAAGAAGTCGTCGTCTTGCGGCACGGCCGTCGAATCCACGCCGTCGGCGTAGGCAAAGCCCACTTTGGCGGTGATGGTTGCGGTGAGGCCGGTCTTGACGACGATCTCGCTGTCGATCAGGCGAAAGCCGGCCGGCAGAAGGCCGATCTTCACGGTGTCGCCCGAGGCGACGGCCGTGGTCGAGTCGCCACCTTCCACGGCGCCAGATGCGACGGTCTTCAGGACGTAGCGAAACGCGGTCAGGTTGCCGTAGGGCGCCGCGCCGAGTTGGTTGGCCGGGTCGGGGATGCCGAGCTTGGTGATGGTAGCCATGGTGTTCAGTTCTCCTTTGCGGGCGCCACCGGATCAGGCGGCGCCCTGTTGCTCAGGTGGTCGCGTTACTGGCGCGCGGCCGATGATGGGCACGGCGGTGTCGATGGCGACGATGCCGTGGTCGGTGTAGTGCTTCACGCCGTTGCCCTGATCGACCAGCCAGCGAACCTTGCTGATGCCCTGGATGGCGCCGATCAGCAGTTCCATCTTGTCGTCGTGGTCGAACTCCTTCTCCTTCCAGAAGAAGGGCATGCCACCGTGACCGGACGCAGCGAACGCCTGGGCGATCGCCTGGCCGCCGAGCAGGATGGCGCGGTCGATCGCGTGGGTCGTGCCGAAGCCGGCCGGCACCAGCGCGGTCGCTTCGGTCTCGGCGGTCTCGCTCGTGCAGTAGCTGATGGCGTCGCCCGCGTAGAAGCGGATCGGCTTGGGCATCTTCATGATGAGGACGCCGTTCCACAGCCCGCACTCGCCCAGGAACAGNGGGTGCTGCTTGGCCTTGCTCGCGCGCGCCAGGGCGTTGGCCTGGAACTGNCGGAAGTTCGGGTCTTGAGCGAACGAGTGGTACTGCGCCGGGGAGACCAGCAGCACGCGCAGCGGCGAGTCTTCGGCCACCACGTCNCCGGGGATCTTGACGGCCGGCGGCGGCAGGGCGATCGACTCCATGGTCGTGCGGATCGCATCCACCACGTCCATGCTCAGAACGTCGGTGGTCGCCATNTCCACGTCACGCGCCNGANAGNGCGAACGGGATGATGCCGTTGGTTCCNTCGGCAATGAAGTGGCGGTTCTTGGTCGGCGCCTTGACCGGGTTCACCGCCATGGCGGCAAACTTGGGGTTGGCGGCGACCGGAATGCGCCACTCGATGTTGTCGTGGAAGCCTCGCGCGCCGGCCATGTGCACCAGCAGGGACTGGTCCATGTAGCTGTCCATCAGCGACTGCGCGACCGGGCGGCCCAGGCGGCGGAAATCCACGGCCGANCGGATGGTCGTCATGGTGTCGCCGAGATCGACCGGGAANCGCGCCTGATTGACGCGNACGCGGGCGGTGTCGTAGCTCAGGCCGGTGCCCTTGCCCTCGGCGGTCTCGCTNCCCATGATCGGGTAGGCGCCGACGGGCTGCAGGAACTGGAACTCGACCTCGTCGCCTTTTCCGCGCGACAGGTCCATGGTCTTGACGATCGGCAGATCGGTGCTGGTCTGNTTGCGCACGACTTCCCCGGCNNCGGCCTCGCCCTTGGGCATGGGGCCGGACAGGCGGCCCATGGTGCTGTTGCGCTGCATCGCCTGGGCAAAGAGGCCCGCGGCGAGGACGCGCTGCTTATCCGCGGCGGTGGCCGGGACGTTGGTTTTNGTGGTCATGTTGGATGACTCCTATGNGANTCAGATGAGGTTGTCCAGCAGGGCGTCGCGNTGCTCCTGGNTCATCGCGGCCATGCGGTCGAGCAAGGCGGANGTGTTNCCGGCGGCGGCGAGGGTCTGCTGCGTTTCGTCCATGGGCGCCGCTCCGGGCACGTCGGACAGGGAGTTCGGCACACGGCGGACAGGCGCCTCCGGCNCGGTGCGTGCGGTGCTGGTGTTGGGTTGCGGCGGCTTGGTGGCGCGGAAGGCGTCGAAGACCTCGATCACGTCTTTCGCTGCGCCCTTGGTCAGTGCGTGCTCGACACCGGCCTTTGCGAATGCGGGCAGGTTGTCGCGCCACGCGGCGAACTCGGCCGACTCGACAATCTCGTCCGCGTCCTTGTGGGCGGCGTAGATGGCGTCGTAGTGCGCACTGGTCGCCGTCTTGGCTTCCTGCGCACGAAGGGGGGCGGCTAGTCGATCGTCCAGCACGGCCATCAGTCGCTGCTCGACCTGGGCCATGGAGCGCCGATTGAGCTCGGCGACCCCCTTCGCGAGATCCTCTTCCGAGAAGTCGCCGAAGATCGACAGGTCGACGCCCTCGGTAATCGCCTGGGTGGCGGCCGCAAGATTGGCATCGGTGGCGGTCTGCGCTTGGCCGGCGTTCGCGCGGTCCTGCGCATCGGCCTGCACTGCGGCGAGGTTCTGGCGCTGCGCTCCGGTCAGCTCGGCAACCTGCTGCTCAAGCTGCGCGATACGGTCCTGCGCGGCCTTGCGGGCCTCGCGGGCCTCGGCCAGCTTCTCGTAGGGGATGGTGTAGGCGCCGGACTTGCTCAGGATCGGCGCGCCCTCGACTTCCGTCTCTGCGCTGCCGGCCTCCTGCTCGTCCTGACCTTCGGGTGCGGCGGCAGCGGGCNCGNCNTCGGTGCTGGCGTCCGGCTGCTCGGTGGGTGCGTCATCNTCCTGAAGCGTCCCGTCCAGGGCGGCNTCGAGGAGTTCGGCGGCGNTCATGCTCATTTGCGCTTATCCAAGCTGCGGGCAACATTGCGCGGGCAGTTTGGTTGGGCGAATGCACAAGGCTCCAGCCCTACAGGGGGGGGGCGGTTGTGCAAATGCACAA